AGATCGATTTAATTGATCCGAACCATTGGAAGCATAAAACCAAAAGATTTCATTAAACTCACCACTGTGTCCCACAAACACATTTTGAGAAGCGGTTGGACTAAAGTCGTTAAAAACATATTGCTGCACGGTACACGGCATCTTTTTGACCGAACCATCAAATAAATAGAACGCATCTTGAGACATCCAGTACACAATACCATTCAAATCAATTGCAGCATCCTGCCCAATCAAACCACAGTTCTGACCTAATTGTCGTAGACCAAAAGTAAAAGGAGGACCAATATATTGTAAAGCTTGCAGAGCTGTTTCAGTGAACACGAGAATTGCACCACGAGAACGTACCGCTCCCACAATCTTTGAACCATCGGCGACTCGAAGAGAACCGGCAGTGTTTTCAGAAGTGGGTTGAAACTGATTAATATTTTCTTGATTAGAAAAACGAATTAATAAATCATCTTGAGAATTAGTATTACCTACTTCAGTTTCTGTACCAAAAACCAATAAGTGTCGATCAGGAGTAGAGATTAAACTAAAACGAGAACGAGTAGGAGCACCACTAATTTGTGTGGCTCGAGTATCGGGACCTAAAGATTTATCCCAAATATAAGTTCCACCATTTAATACTGTAGCAATTAAATCTTCACCATAATTATCTAAAGACCAACGTCTTGCATCCAAAGTCACACCCTCGTCATCTTCCGGTGTGCCCCAACCATTGTTAGGAGCTAAAGTAACATCTCTGGCTGTATTCCAAGTACCTGTACCCCAACCATAACCTTGAACAGAAATAGCAGGACCGGGATTGATTTGAAATGCAGCATCAGTTGATCCTTGAGCCGTGATCCCTGATTGAGTTTCATTCGTCTCTACATCAATAACAAAGTTGTTTCCATCGGTAATAGACTGTACTTCAAACTCAACATCTTCAAAAGTAGAAGCATCAAAGTCTGTATTAGGATTAGATAACGTCACATTATCAAAGGTGACAAAAGCACCTTCGACGGCACCGTGACCGGCAATCGTGACTGTAACTAAAGAAGATCCTGTGGTTGTTGTAAAAACACTGGTTTGAGAAGTAAAGGTTTGTCGAATAGGAGTAATATCATAGATGATTCCTTGTTGATAAATATAAAGTTTTCTGTCAGTACCAAAGGAGTCATATTTAATTCCATCGAGTGCCACCCAAGCATGTTGCGCTCTCACTGCTCCTACTAAAGTCGTAGATAGAAACTTTTCCCAACCTTTTATTTTTTGTGGTAATCCTTGAAAGAAGCGTACATTATTAGCATCGATCCATTGTCCTTGGCCCGTGTACTCTGTGACTTCCTTATTAACACCTGATTTTAACGTAAAATTAGCTAGTGGCATGGTGTTTAATATACTAGAATTTTAGTATAATTCTAGAGTTTACTTAAACGGTGGACCAATGTTCCAAATGACTAGAGAATAACGAGTCCCTTTAGTAACAGGGGTAACTCGATGCCAAACAAAAGAGGGAAAGACAATAATAGAACCTTTTTTCCTAGCAGGTTTTGCTGTTTCAATAACTGATTGACTGTCTGGTCGATTACGTAAATCAAATTCTAAATCTCCTCCTTCATAAGAATCTCCGTCTTCTAAAGAAATAGTCACGGATAGTTTTCTAATCATACCGTGATCGTAAGATCCAAGTCTATTGAAAGGCTCAGAAAAAGAATCTTGATGCCAGTCGTAGTGTTGTTGTTCTCGATAAACAGTAAACTGACAGCTTTCTGATCCTACTAATTCAAAATTCCAACCTGCTTCTTTATTAGCATGTAAGATATAAGGATTGATTTTTTCATAAATCCACAAGTCCTGCATCCAAGCAATGGAAGAATCTCTAACTTTACTTAAATCTCTTGTATCGTCTTTGGTAACAGAAGCTTTTTCTTCTACTTGTTTTTTTCCATTTTCAATAATTTGATCACAAAATTCTTTAGATAAAGCTCCTTCAAAGTAATAATAATAATTTTTTAAATACATTTAAATCTTCTTCCATGTAGTCGGACTAGGTAAACAATGTTCAGACACAACACCTTCTTTCATTGTTAAGATGACATCAGCAGATATACTGATACGAGGTGTTTTTTTTTGGTTCTCTTCTGTAAAGTGAAGTAAGTGACTAGGAAAGATAATTAATCCTCCTGTTTCAGAGGGATATCCCACAGAACCAAAGTTAATATTTTCCCACTTAGAGTAGTATGCATTGGTAGAAGGAATATACATCCCTGTTTTAGAAGCTTCCTCTGCTTCAAAAGTTATGTTTCCTTGATCTTCTGCCTCTACGTAATACACTAAACTAAAATGACTAGAGGTATGTTTATGACTAGAAATGTGTTGTCCTTTGGTTGAAAAAGTAGCCCAAGCTTTTGTAATATAGGTATCGAAGATGTCCATTCGATAATGATGAGCATTTAAAAAAATATGAATTTTCTTTTGTATTATTTCAAACAAATTTTTAAATTGAGGATGATGATGAAGATTATCTGTAATATCCTGTAAAGGAGTATCAGGTCTCACATCCGTTGTTCTCGCAAATTGAGAGTTAGTAGGTTTAATATCCTTGTTAATTAACTCTTTTATATTCTTATTTAATTCTTCGTAATTATCTAGCTTGGTTATGAATATAGGATGACCAAACCATTTCTTTATTTCCCAGTTCATTATTTTCCTTTCTTTATAAAACTTTAATAAATCGATAAACTATTTCTCCGTCTCCTCCATTACCTCCTCTACTAAAAGGATTACCACCGCCACCGCCACCGGCTCCTGTGCCTCCTGCTGTTCCATTAATACTGTGGTTGCCTGTGCCTCCACTAATATTTCCATCATAAGAATCTCCACCGTCTTGACCCGCAACAGTACAATCATCACCACCACAGTTTGTTCCTGCAAGTCCCGCTACTCCATTACCACTTTCATTAAAAGTTCCTATAATGCCTCCTCGAAGAGAGGCTGTTGTATTAGCTACAACGCTGATAGATCCATCGGCTTCAATAAAACTTCCTGAAGTTATTGCTGTTGATAAGGTGGCTGTGCCTCCTGTTCCTGCGTAGTTAGTACGAAGAGGACCTACGTTTGGTGAATTGGATCCGCCAATACTTCCTCCTGCTATACCCCCGCCTAGAATAGCAACATTACCAGTAGAACTTCCTACCACGCTTGTATCAAAACCATCATCACCGATATAGTTAGGAAAGTGATTATCATCAGGGTTAAAAGTATTGGACTGAACACCACCTTCACCTACTGTAAAAGTAATCGTTTCTCCTGCTGATACATTAAATATTTTATCAGAAATATATGCTCCAGAAGTACCCCCTGAACCACCAGATTCACCACCTGACTTGTCATAGGTACCCCCGTTTACGCCACTAGAACCACCGCCCACGGCTTGTTGAATATGAATGGCATTAGCACCATCAGGCACAGTTGTTGTTGCGTTGGCGATTAAAGTAGTAAAATCTGTTGCTTTGAATAAGGAACTGAACGCAGCTCCTCCCATTGATCTAAACATTAGCTATAAGGTCCTGTTGCGTTAACATGAATTTCGGTATCGCTAACAACAACATAGTCCAATCGATCCACTTGGTTAGCGGTCCGTGATGCGAGATTCGGGCCCGAACCTCCAATAAACTTGTATTCACTTCCAAAGGCTAGGGTTCTTCCCCCTGTTCCATCTTGACGAACAATAATAAATCCACATTGTCCCACGGTTTCATTCGTAGGATTAGATAAGGTTCGATTACCTCCTAAAGTAACCGAGAAGTTGTTTCCAACAGAAAGGTCTAAAGCAATAGCTGCACCGTCTGATAAAGTATGAGCTTCAGCGACAGCTGCGTTTTCGACAGTAATTTTACCTTGAACATCAACACCACTATCAATAGTAGAAAAGACGACTGCATCATCATAATAAATATCAACAGCACCATTGGCAGTTCCTGTTAAGTATTCTTCTCCTGAAGCACTTCTTAGTTTTAAGCTATCTGAATCGATGTGCAAAGAACCTGTCGAGCTAGTAATAGAAGAATTAGAAGCATCGTGAACAATTTGAAGATCATCGCCTGCTCCAAAATTAAGAACTGAATCATCTGCTAAACCTACGTTGGCAGAAGCGCTGACATTGTCAGTGAGGGTTGTTGTTCCTGTAATTGTGACATTGCCTGTTACATTGGAAATATCGCCATTAATAGTGACATCTCCTAAAGTGCCTAATCCATTTTTAACAACGTTGCTAGAAGTATTGTATACCCAAGAATAAGAACCGTTCGATAATTCAATCGCATTACCTGTATGTCCATAAGGAGCCACACTAAAGGTATGACCATTAGCAGTGGTATTATTGTAAATAAGATAGTTTCCTTCAACCGCAGGAATAGTCGCAATGGTGGCACCTGTTAATGTGCCTGTAAATTCAATGACTCTGTGAGCCGCATTAGAAGTAGAAGATTTGTTCGTTGCCTCAATATTAGGAGAAGTGCTAAGAACAGTATATTGTAAAACACCGGCGGTATAGGCATCCACAATATTAAGATTATTGTTGGTATTATCTCCCCATGTACTGGCATTGGCGCCAGTTTCCATCAATTCGAGTTTTAAATTATCTGAATAACTAGAAGGCATACTACTTAATTATCACTTTTCTTCGAGTTTTTCATCCTCTTTTTTTGCAAATAATGTACCGACATGTCCTTTGAAAGCCAGATTACCGAAGTGTGTTAGAGGCATGGAAGCGTCGGCCCATATCTCTCCACCACAATCTAACCATAAACGAGAGAAATAATAGTCCTCTGATAAGTATCGATCGAGTCCGGGATATTTACCCACGGCGAAGAAATCATAGCAATTATCCGAAGAATAGCCTTTCCCGTTGATAATTTGATCAGACTTATATTTACGTTCAGGATACTTCTTTTTCATCTTGGTAAACACCTCACGCTTCACGAGCATCATTCCTGTAGCAGCTTCTTGCACCTTACAAAAGCCTTGTTTCATATTAATATGAGAAGGATCATCAAAGTTTAAATTGTATCCCAAGGACTTAGCATGCAGAACTTCAGGAGAAATATCAGGATTCTTTTTTACTTCTTCAATGGTTTTGTCCCAATGAATACATTTACGAGGATAAATACCACAAGCCACTTCTTTGTCAGCCATGAGCAATCGTTCAATGTTCTTGTAGCTAAACCCAATATCAGCATCGACGAATAATAAATGAGTAGCAACAAAGGCTTTGTCATCAAGCATCATGGAAACTATAGTATTGCGAGCACGAGTAATTAAGGACTCGTTACCCATGGTTTGAATTCTAAATTTTACTCCGACTTTTAAACCCCATGTTTGTAACTGTAACATGGAATGAAAGACGGATTCGGAGATCATTCCCCCATAACAAGGAAGACCAACAAAGACACGGTAATCTTTTTCTTTTAAAGAATCCTCTGGTTTTATTTCAGGCGTTTCTTCTGTTTTCATATTATTTCTCTCTGATTGTTTTCAGAGCTAATATATCTTAATTACGTTTTATTTCAAGCAGGGTTCTCTGCTTGGCTTGCTTGAAAAGCAGTCCAAGCATCTTTAACTGCTTGTGTCCAAACAGCGTTGCATACTGCCTGTACTTCTGCATCTTCACTAGAAATATCTTGGTCTGGGTGAACTACTTTTCTGCTTCTTGCTCTGCTGATTTCTACATCATCTTCTTTAATGACTGTATCAGTAGCAATTTGCACAGCTTTGTATTCGCCTACGACTTCTATTTTAGCGATACTTGTTTCTTTTGTTATTGCCATTGTTTACTCCTTTTGATTATCGTGTGTCCATCCTCACTTCTGGTGAGGATAAATTAAAATTAAACAGAAACATATCCACCAGCAAAATAAATATTTCCAGACGAGGTAAAAGATGCATTAAGGGTATTTGGTTGCCAAGTATAAGTAATTGTTGTAGTTCCCTTCTCAAAATAACCTTGTATATAACCTCTCCCAGAGGGAATACTACCTAACCCTTCATTTACATAAGGTGTGATAGACATTGAATAACCCGCTTCTCCTCCTGTGTTTTCAACTGTAAATGGTAACCCCCCAAATTTTGGTGTTGTTCCAGATAGAGAGTTCCATTGTATTCTTCCTTGAACCCAAACATATTTACCTATTTTTACATATTTTCCTTCCTGACTAGTAATATTAACTGATGATGCACTTGGCATTGTCGGAGTAAAAGTACCTTCCTCATAATCATCTAAGGCATTGGCACTTCCTGTTCCACCTAAACGAACACCACCAGATAAATATAGGTTTTTAAATCTTACACCTGATTGACCTAAGTCTTGGTCTGCATCTGAATTTGCACCATCTTGACCACAAGGCATAATACAATTTAAATCATCTCTAAATTTTAATCCTGAATTACCTGCTGATGCTATGTAATATTTTGAAGTGAAAGTACCAATACTACCTACTTGTGCTCCATTTTTTCTAAAATCTATAATATCTCCATCATTAACTAAACGATTCACAAATAATGCAGTTCCAGAATCTCTTGCTACTTGAACATACCCACTTCCAGAACTTGGTATATTTATAGATGCACCACCTTGCCCAGTTCCAGAATTGTTATAAATAGAGGTATCAGTCGTACCCACTAAGAGATTACCAGAACTATCTATACGCATACGTTCTGTCATATTTCCAGAAACATCTGTAGTAGCGAATAATAATCTACCATCTACATTACTAGCTTGACTACCAACTTCAGCTCCAATAGATGCTCTTGGATGTTGTTGGCTACCCGCAATTTCATTGGTATCAAATCTTAATACGGCAGAACTAGTTCCTGTATTCAATCTTTCATTTTGAATAATAACAATAGGATTAGAAGAAGTACCTACTCCTGTAGAAGCTAAACTATCTTTGACATGAAATTTACTCTCTATACTACTTTCACCTACTCCTACATTACCAGAACTGTCGATACGCATACGTTCTGTACCTGCGGTAGAAATTCCAAGAGTATCTGATGAAACTCTAAATAGTCCTGTATTAGTGTCTCCATTAAATACTAAACTAGGAGTTGCAGCCGATCCAGAAACATCAATACTTACTCTAGATGTATTAACTCTTAAAGCTGAAGCTCCTGCTACATTTAATTCACTCCCAATATTAGCAGTGCCTACAACATCTAAGGCCACGCTGGGTGATGCTGTTCCTATTCCCACATAGTTATTTGTAGAATCAACTTTCAGTGAATTCGTATCAACGGTTAAATCTCCTGTCACCGTTAAGTTCTCAAAGTTCGGTAAAACGCCACTGCCAAAATTGATCGTGTCCCCTGAATCACCTAACGTTAAGGTGGTACCGAGTCTGGGGGTTATTTTATCGACTTTAAGTTCACTCATTTTTATTCCTTATGTTGTTGTTTCTTCTGTTGGTTCAGTTTGTGTTTCTTCCTCAACCACTGGTTCTGGTTCAGGTGGTGCTACATATTCAGCGATTGTGCCGAACTCACCATTGACACATCTTTGATATAAATCTCTACCATGAGCTTCCACATCTTCTGGATTAGCACAAAAAAGAAGATAACCTTCATCTGCTAAGTGTTCCCATTTAGCTTCTACATCAATTAAAGTATGTTCTGCGTTTATCCACTGAGGGTTTCTTGCGTCTACTAAGATACATTTAAATTCTGTCATTTATGAAATCCTTATACATAAACTAGTTCTATTTCTACCATCGTCACCTGAACCTGCCATTTTACCCATAACTCTCCAAGTTCCGCTTGAACTAACTGTTCCTGGATTTCCGTCTGAATCAGCACTTCTATTTGAACCACTTATTGTATCTCCTGCTTGTCTGGCACTTGCGTCATTATCATTTATTAAAAAAGCATAAGAACCAACAGCATTAAATGTGCTAGGTGGTGTTACAGAAACAGACAGACTACCACCAGAAGCTATTGTCGTTCCACTTGATATTAATGCCATTATGCAACCTCCGTTAAATTAAATTTATATTTCTTGCCATTTTTGTTATTGATGAGATACAAGTTCTCCTCACCTTCTTGGAAAGTCCAAGAACCTTTTGTTCCATCTATATCGTTTCCTTTGTCTAAGCCTTCGTTACTCATGTGGAAGTCAGAGGTATAGATGTTTCTCCATACGAGAGAGGAAGAACCTAAGTCGTAAGTGTTTGTTGTTGCGGGAAGTACATGACCAGTAAATTCGTGTTGTGAAGCTATGTATCTAAAAGCTATTGAAGCAACAGTAGAACGATTAAATGCTTGTAAAGTTACTTTATTTGAAACATCACCCGGAAATACTTCTAATTGTTCTGCTCCATTATTTGATACATTCAATCTTCCTTGTGTTGAGGCATTGTAAATATTTATAATATCTGCACTAGCTACTCCACTTACATCTAATGCTGTACTAGGACTACTTGTACCAATACCTACATTGCCAGAACTGTCTATACGCATAGCTTCTGTAGCATTAGTGCCAAAAATTAAAGGACTAGTAATACGACCAAGTGTAATAAAAGAACCACTTGTTGCTGCTACTCCCGGATTAGAATAACGAATACTTAGGTTATTATTTGATTCTATAACCCAAGGACCGCCTGCTGTTTCTAAGAGTAGAGTTGATCTTCTTGCTACATCGTCAGTATCAGTAATTCGTATAACAGGGTTATCGGAAGCAATGTCTAATTCATAAATTGGATTAGTTGTACCAATACCTACATTACCAGAACTATTGATACGCATAGCTTCTGTGGCGGCAGTGAGTATAGCCATGTAATCGCCATTGTGGTTATACACTAGCTGACCACGATAAGTCGCATCACCTGAAGTCCCGTCTGCAAAATGGATAGAACCTGCTGTAGAGGTGCTAGAGTAAAGAGTTATACCCTGTCCAGTAGAGCCACTACCTACAACCAGTTGATTAGCTCCTGCATTCATACTAGATGCAACAGCGTTACCAATTCCAACATTACCAGAACTATCAATACGCATAGCCTCTGATAAAGCACCAGAAGATGCGGTGCTAAATGAAATTGCACCATCTGTTGTGCCACTATCAAGAAATGTTGCAATACGAGATATTTCTGTTGAATTATTAAAGTTTCTAATAAACCCAACATTATTACCTGCGCCCGCAGTTCTGTTTCCTTGTAAATTAAAATATGAAATAGTTCCACTAATTGTTATTTCTGGATTTGTACTAGTAAAAGAAGGACTTGTTGTACCAATCCCTAATGACTCTGTACTCGCATCCCAGAATAATTTAGGTGTTGTTCCTGTATCTTCGTAGAAGGATATGTCTCCACCTGTATTTACTAAAAGGTGATATTTACTTAAACCTTGAGAGGTAACAGCAAAAGTTCTAGTTCCACCTGCTGAATTATGATCTAAATCAGATTGAACATTTCTAGCACTTGCTAAAATAATATCTTCATTGGTAGCCGAAGTTAGCTCTAAGTTTAAATTAGCATCATCACCAATAGTGTGATTTGTACCAATTGTTAGATCGCCAGATATCGTAGCAGAAGTTAAAGTTCCAACAGAAGTAATGTTAGGCTGAGTTGCAGTGGCCAGTGTTCCTGTGATATTGCCTGTGGCTGTAATGGCACCAACTACATCTAACGCTACGCTTGGGCTAGCTGTACCGATGCCAACAAAATTATTAGTCGAATCGACTTTTAAACTATTGGTATCAACGGTCAGATCACCAGTGACCGTGAGGTTTTCAAAGTTAGGGAGGACGCCGCTACCGAAATTAATCGTATCACCTGAATCTCCCAAAGTCAGGGTGACACCTGACTCGGGAGTAATCTTGTTAACTTTTAATTCGCTAGCCATCCTACCTTACTTTTTCTTTTTTCCTTCCTTCGGTTCTTCTTTTTTCACTTCTTGAACAGTCGGAAGATGTTCTTTAAGAACGTTGGTGTAGTGTGCTTTGAGCACGGCTAAGTGATTAGCTTTCACTTGGATATCAACCTCTTGGTTGGCAATCAATTGAAGGTTAGCATACGCTGCTTTGCCTTCTTGATTGAGCTTTATTTCGTCATATTCTTTATCGTCAAAAGTAAACATTAAAACTCCTTTGTTTTACTTGTTGTTGTAGGCGCTTTTGATGCTGCGATCTGGCTGTCTAAATTAGCTTGCATCTCTGCTTCGCTTTGACCTCCGTGCTCGATCACACAATCAATTGCGTTCTGTTTGGTCATGGTTGCAAACGTCATGTCTGCACCGTTGCAGCTTCCATACATGGATGCTGTATAAGCGTTACCGTCAGCATCAACTTCGCTGTCAGTAGCGGTCAGTCGCCAGTGGACTGTTTGTACATTGTCAGAGCCGTCCACCTCAAAGTTAGGGAAGCTCCATTCGTAGGTTATTGCCATTTTAATTCACCTCCTTGGTGTGTTTACGACTACTATACAAATTTTCTGCCATTATCCTAGGTATGTTTTACCGGCGGAAATAGCAGCGTTCGATGGACTCAGGTCTTCTGAAGTCCAAAAATCTTTAGCAACCATAATCTCTAAGTGGCGTACATTTCTATCTACACAATCGTTTTTATCTTCTTGTGTATCATCTGCCATCAGAGAACCATCAATGATACCATTGATTAAATCTACACTATCACCCATTGCTGAGTAATGTGATTGGATTTCTTCTGCTGTGATTTCGTTTTCCATATTATGCTCCTTCTAAGGCGGTAATTCTTGCCTCAAGTTCTTTTATTGTTGCTACCAATAAAGGTACTAGTTTGCTTTGGTCAATGCCTTGATAGATAGGATTACCATCAGCATCTACTTCATCTTTTGTTCCATTAATAGCTTCTGGAACAATATCTGAAACTTCGTGTGCTAAGAAACCATCAACAATTGTGTCTGCGTCAGCAATAAAGTTAAATCTCTTTGGTGATAGTTGTTTTAATCTTTCAGTAGCACCAGTTATATCTACTACGTTTTCTTTTAATCTATAGTCAGATGATGTTACATAAGAAGTTGTTGAAGCAGTACAAGTAATTCTACCTACACCAACTCCTGATGCATTATGAAAATAATGATGATGCAAACCATCTGAAGCACCTTGTGTTGTTAATATGCTACCTGTATTTGGACTACTTGTACCAATACCTACTCTACCAGAACTATCTATACGCATACGGTCAGAACCAGAGGTACTCCAAACGTGTCTATCGTAACCAAAAAGATATAAACTTTGGTCTCTATCTACATCTGTAAATCTTAATAAATCGGCATCTGCACCAGAGGATAATAATGAAAATGTATTACCAGAACCTCTAGTAGCAGTCAGATATAAATCAATATCAAGGCTAGCAATATTTAATTTTCCACTAGGACTACTTGTACCAATCCCCACATTACCAGAACTATCTATACGCATACGTTCTGTTTCAACGCCTGTGAGTGATGTTCTAAAAACTAAAGAATTACTTGTACTAGCACTGCCACCTGCTGTAATTGTAGATTTACCTGTTTCAACACCAAAAAATATATTTTCAGTAGTAGTATCAGCACCTTGAATAAATAAAATGTTTGCATTATCAGAACCATTAAATATATGTGTTTTAACAGCTGGACTACTTGTACCAATCCCCACATTACCAGAACTATCTATGACTTGTCTTGGATTCCCATCACCATCAGATAACACAATGTTATTAGATGATGTTCTGATATCTAGTCCACCTTGATTACCATCATATCTACCTATAATGGTGTTTTTAGAACCTGTGGTTATTAAAGAACCTGAATTATATCCAATTACTGTATTCTTCTCACCAGTTGTATTAGCCTTAAGTGCTAAATACCCAACTGCAGTGTTATTAGAAGCTGTCGTATTATTTTGTAATGCCTCTCTACCTAGTCCTGTGTTAAAATCACCAGTCGTATTTAGATATAATGCTCTACGACCTACTGCAACATTTGTTCCATCTGTATTTGAATATAATGCTTCATCACCTACAGCTACACTATAATTACCATCTATATTTGAATATAATGCTTCATCACCTACAGCTACTAATCCTGTACCAGTCGTATTAGCAGTTAGTGCTCGAAATCCAACAGCAGTGTTGTTTGAAGCTGTATTCAAATACAATGCCTCTGTTCCTACTGCCGTATTAAAACTAGCAGTTGTGACAAAAGACAATGCACCACCACCGACAGCTACATTTCTTTTACCTGTTGTTAGTGAATAAAATGCGGGGTGAGTGTACCAATAACTACCTATTCCAGTATTATCTTGAGCAGATGTAGCAGCCCTCATTACATAAGGACCAACACCTGTATTACCAGAAGCAGTAACTGTTTTGAGTGCTTGGTGTCCAAATGCTGTATTCAAAGAAGATGTGGTATTATTAGTCAATGCTTCAAATCCCATTGCGGTATTGTTAGTACCTGTAGTGTTTTTATTTAAAGCTAAATTTCCGACAGCAGTGTTTGGCTGACCAGTCGTGTTGTCCTCAAGTGCTTGAAATCCAACTGCTGTATTGTTAGATTCTGTGTTGCTTTGTAAGGCACTTGTTCCAATTCCAGTATTATTACTTCCTGTACTATTAGCACCTAAAGATGATTTACCGACTGCAGTATTACTATTTCCTATTGTGTTATCATCTAATGCTCTATAACCAACTGCTGTATTATTTGCCCCAGTAGTGTTTGCATATAAAGCAACATAACCTAAACCAGTATTATCCTGACCTGTAGTGGTAGAATACATAGCAGACCAACCAACTGCTGTATTATTAGAACTGGTTGAACTTGATCTTAATGCTTGAAATCCTAATGCGGTAAGCTGTATTCCTGTGGTGTTTGAATATAATGCTTGATAACCAATACCAACATTACTTGTACCTGTGGTATTATCCTCAAGTGCTTGAAATCCGACTGCAGTATTGTTAGATGCTGTGTTGTTTAATAAAGCCCTTCTTCCAACAGCAGTGTTATAACTTCCTGTTGTAAGAACATTTAAAGCTGAACTACCAATAGCTGTATTTTCTTGACCTGTTGTAATAGAAGTGCCAGAAAATATACCAACAGCTACATTTAGAGTTCCAGTAGTGTTATTTCTTAGAGAACCATGACCAATAGCTGTGTTACTACCACCAGTTAATGAACCACTATCTAAAGCAGTATTACCTAAAGCTACGTTTTGTGAACCTACTGGATAATTACCATCTAATTTAATTGTGCCACCATCTACGGAAAGATTGCCGTTGATCGTTAATCCCGTTAGTGTACCCACGGAGGTAATACTCGGTTGAGCGGCTGTGGCTAACGTGCCTGTAATATTCCCTGTTGCTGTGATCGCTCCGACAACATCCAAAGCCACGGCCGGTGTTGCGGTGCCAATACCGACATAGTTATTCGTACTATCAACTTTAAGCGAATTTGTATCGACCGTTAGATCACCGGTCACGGTCAGGTTTTCGAAATTCGGTAATACACCACTTCCGAAATTGATCGTGTCTCCACTATCTCCGAGTGTGAGCGTTGTTCCTGATTGAGGAGTAATTTTATTAACTTCGAGTAATGACATTAGATGATCGCCAGTGTTCCTGTTGCTACCACGTTTCCTGTGATCGTCACTGGTCCTGCGAGAACACCTGAATCAATTGTTTGATCTTCGGAAATTGTTGAGTTGTGAGTGTTAATATAAGTTGTTGCGTCCATACTGGGTGAAGGTGTTTTACTAGCAGGTAATGTACAAAAAACTTGTTTATCGCCTGAACTAAAATTGACTAAGGCATCACCATTACTAGAAGAAATCACCACGTCTCGAGATAAGGTGTCGGGTGTTGCATCGGTGACGGTACCTTGTCCGACTTCAAATTCTGTTCCTCCAAAAATACAATAGTAGGTGGTATTCCCTGTACCAATTCCAGATACAAATGTTTCAAAGCCGTCCGCTGCACCATCTAAGGAAACCGTACCGGTTCCCGTGGTGGTTGTGGTTTCTTTTACTCGATCGTTTACAATTAATGCCATTATGCTACATACCTATCATTGACTTCTGTCCAGTTATTATTAACA